CAAGGTACTGGCAGCCCCTTATCGTAAAAAGCTTTGGATATGAAAATAGGAGGACGCAGACATTATCTTACTGTTCAGGTAGCAACCCGGACAGATGACGGGCAGGGCGGGGGCGAGAACTCATGGACCGACACTTATTATGAGTGGGCTTCCGCACGTTTCCTGTCGGGTTCCCGCAGTCTGGATAATGGAGGTATTATCTACCGCAAAGCAGTAGAGTTTGAAATAAGAAAGAGGACAGATTATACATTGAGTACTGCTCACCGGATTAAGTGGAATGATGAGTATTATACTATTCATTCAGTTATGCCGAGCGCGAAACTTGATGATTTAAAGGTACTGGCTTATGTCTAAACCGTTTATCATATTGCCTCAGTCAGAGTTATTGAAGTTTAAACGCTGGACTGCCACACTGTCAGCACAGAATACAAGTCAGTGTCAGAAGATAGTGTTTGGTACCTGCACTAATATTGTCCGCAAGGCAATGCGTCTGGCACCTGTTAATTTTGGGTTCCTCAGGGCTTCAATAGGAACAAATGCAACAGGTGCGGGCATGAGTGCCGAGGTTTGGGCCGGGGGCGCAGGTAAAGGGGTTAATGTAAAATATGCTCCTTATGTGGAGTTTGGCACAGGAAGTAAGGTTTATGTCCCGAAAGAACTTACTGATTATGCAATTCAGTTCAGGGGAAGAGGGGTCAGAAAAGTAAATAACAGTCATCAGCCATATTTCTTCCCGTCCGTCAATTTGAGCGTAAAGGAAATGTATATCAAACTTCATCAAATGGGATTCAAATGAAAGACCCCTCAGAAAATATAAGGCAGTGGCTTCATGATATACTTAACTTAACTGTTCAGTATAACGGGTCTTATGTGCCTTGCTATTCGTTTGTACCTCAGAATGTGGCGAAGCCCTTTATAGTGCTTGGTGAACAGTACATGGAAGCCGACGAATCGACAAAGGACTGTAGTATAACCTTAAATTCTGTCAATATTGAGGTTTACGCCTCTTATTCCGGTAATGACGCAAGCTATAAAATGGTCAATTCCTTATCTGAGGACATACTGGAACTGATAACGGCTGACCCGATTACCGAGGCAGGGTCGGGTGGTTCAGATGTGGGTGGAATAGATGGATATGGAGAGATTAACATAATGGTAGGAAGTATAGCAACACAAAGAGTATTATTTGACAACGAGATAGTTATAATGAAATCAATAGTTATTAAATTCAGATTAGAGGAGGAGTAAAATGGCAAAATTAAGCGGGAAAAATATGCTTGTACTTGTTAACGGTACAGCTATCGGGGGGACGAAATCCTTCACACTAACAGTTAACAGCAACCTTATCGACACTACTACAAAGGATAGTGATGCATGGGGTGATAGCCTTTACGGTTCAAAGGATTGGGAGGTATCATTTGACGGCCTGTACGATCCGAGTGACACGATGAACGCAGAGGAGATATTTGATCTTATCACGGGCGACACCACGGCAATCCTTGAGATGGCTGTCATTGACGGCACCGGTGGAGGTCTTGTATTCAGGGGCAATGCCAATGCGACAGGATTGACTATGACAGCAGGTTATAATGATGCTGTCTCTATGTCGGGCGGTTTCAAGGGAGCTGGCAAACTTACTAAAGGCACAGTAGCAACATCGTAATGAACACACTAAGCGGTTATATAGAGATAGATTTCGGTGGTGAGCGTTTACCGTTTCAGTTTGGCAGTAATGCGTATGCCCTGTTCTGCGAGAAGTATAAGATAGAGTTCTGGCAGATAGCCGAGAGCGGGATATTCGGAAGTGAAGGGAAGCCCCCTGACATATTCAAACTCCGGGAGTTATTTTACTTTGCCCATGTGTCAGCGATGCGAAGCAAGGGGGAGAGTGCTATGGTCAATGAGTTCCGGTTTGGGGATCTATTGGATAACACCGAGGGTGCTATCTCTCAGTTACAGACGGCTGTCGTCAATGCCAAGATGCTTGGATTCTCTTTAGCGGAGTTATCCAAAGGGCAGGAGGTAAAAAAAAAGTAACGTGGCGTGAAGTTCTTTCTTATTGTGTCGGGGAGGTAGGGCTGAAGCCTTCGGAGTTCTGGAGGATGACCTTTGAGGAAATTGAACTTTCCTGTAAGGGTTACGAGACGAGGGAGGCAAGGCGGAAGGAGTTGCAACGGTTACAGTGTGCAATTCTTATGAATGTTTACCGCAAGGAAGGGAGCCAGCCCGTTGATGTGCGGGATGTGATGGTTCTTTACACCGATAAGGACGCCCCGAAAGTGGACCTACTGACACGGGAAGAATATGAGGAAATGAAAGAGCGGAGGAAGCTGATTAAATGGCAGACGAAAAATTAAAAGCACGGTTAGGACTCGATAACAGCGAGTTCAAGAGGGGGCTGAAGGATAGTGAGGGACAGTTAAGTAAACTTAATGCCGGGTTTAAGAGGCTTGGCGTTATGATCGGGGCTGCTTTCTCCGTGTCTGCTATTACTAACTTTGTGGGGGAGGGGATCAAGTTAGCTGCTTCGATGCAGGGTGTTGAGGCAGCATTTAAGAGTCTTAACCAGCCTAACTTGCTTCAGAATCTTCGTACTGCCACACGGGGAACTGTTACGGACCTTCAGTTGATGCAGAAAGCAGTTCAGGCGAAGAACTTTAAGATTCCACTTGAACAGCTTGCTACTTATTTTGAGTTTGCCACTAAAAGGGCTATCCAAACCGGGGAGTCTGTTGATTATCTTGTTGACAGTATCATCACAGGGATAGGGCGTAAGTCGGTCCTTGTGATGGACAACCTGGGGATTTCTGCTGTTGAGTTACAGAAAGAAATAGCGAAGGTAGGTGATTTCGGGGTAGCGGCTGGGAATATCATCCAGCGTGAGTTAACCGCAATGGGTGATGTGACAGATACGGCAGCCACATCCATATCACAGCTTGCAACAGCATGGAAGGAATTAAAAACACAAGTTGGGGAGTTTGTTTTAAAGAGCGGGTTAAAAGAATTTTTCCAAGACCTTACTACTTACATGAAGGTTTTGCAAGACCCAGATGTTCCTTTGATTGGTTGGAAGTCGCCCACTCATGAAAATCTTGAAGAATATCGCAAGGCAAAAGAGTTCTTAGCAAAACAGCAATCGGTCAATATGTATTCTGGTGGTGAATCTTCGGGGGGACCACTTGAAAAGGTAAAGGAACAGGTTGAGACAATAGCATCACTGAATGAACAATTAAAGACGGAAAAGGAGAATCTTGAACAGATTGACGTAGCAGATAAGAAGGGGTTAGCTACACAATTACAAGTCATTGACGCACTTGAAAAGAGAATAAAAAGCCTCACAACATTAGGGGCGACAAGGGAAGTTAATCCTATGATTGGGAAGGTTGCTGCTCCCGGTGATCTTGCCGGTTCATGGCAGAAGATAACAGCCAATTCAAAAGACGCATGGGATAAGCTGTCAGGAGGACCAGAAGCGGTTACTGCCGTTACTGATATGACCGACGCTTTAATGCTTCAGGGTGAGGCTATCAATATACTAACTAACGGATTTGATGCTTTGTTCTCCTCCACTGAGAACGGGTTTAATAACATGATTGATACGATAATTGACGGACTGAAAAGACTGGTTGCTGAGTACCTTGCAAAAGCAGCGATATTCACACTGATAAGAATGTTGTTTCCGGGTTCAGGGTTAGCTGTTATGGCAACACAGAATCTTTGGAATATGGGACTTGGCGGGAAAGCGACGGGCGGGCTTGGTGGATTTCAGAGTCAACCACTGAATGTAAATGTAGTTGGATCAATAAAAGGGAAAGATATAGCACTGGCACTTAGAAGAAATGGCTGAGAGGTGGAGAATAGAATTTTCTGACTTGCAAAAAGTCGAGTGGCGGATCTCAATAGAGGACCCGGACTTCACGGGTGACTATACTCTATTGAAAGCCACTGGCAACCCGCTTAATTTTGCTTACGACAACGAGTCAGATGATGTATTCGACCCGATGCGTCCCTCACGGGCCACGTTTGAAGTCTATTCTGAAACGAACTTTGCACTCCTTGACCTTTACTCTGTCGAGGATATGCACTACCCAGTTAATATTTATTGTAACGAGTCTTTATTCTGGAGCGGTTACGTTGAAACACAGAACTACGAGGAAGTATATGAGCCGGTTCCTTATGCCGTTTCAATCACAGCTACTGACGGGCTTTCAATACTTGAAAATATTCTTTACGCTGATGACATAGCTTATAGTGCCGGGGAGGAAACGATAACCTATTATAACGGGCATGAACTTGAGTCAGCTATCATCCTTGATATTTTAGCAGAGATAGGGTTTACAGAGTTTAAGGAGTACGTCAATATCTACGAAGACAATATGTTATCCACGGCTTCGGATAGCCCCTTTGACCAGATAAAGATTGACAGGGATGTGTTTAAAGACTATTACTGTTATGAAGTTCTCTCTGAAATACTGAAGAAATACAATGCTATCATCCGTCAGAAAGACGGGGTGTTCTGTATTGTCCGGCCTGCAGAACTTCTTTATACTACTGTTTATGGCAGGTGGTTCACGGGCGACACGACAAAGACAGCTATCACGTTAAACCCGGATCAGTTCATAAAGAGAAAGGCCACTCACCCTTC